GGCGGTTGAGTAATTTCCTGAGGCGGTTGAGCTTTCTCCAAAAGCCATAGCATTAGTTCCCGTAACCGTATTTCCCCAACCAGCATTTATGCTTCCATTCACCTGCAAAGCAGACGTGCCGTCGTCGGTTGCTCCACCAAGCAAAAGTCTGCCAGTTGTTCCTCCTAACGATAAATTACCATTAGAAGCAATAGTAAATGAAGTATAGTGTGTAGAATCATAGCTTAATCTTAACTGCTCAGTGGTTGCCAGAGATTCCAGCTTAGCGTTCGGCGCAGTTGTGCCAATACCTACATTTCCGCCGCTTGTTATTCTCATTTTTTCTGAAAAACCCGTACCGTCAATAGCGGTTGAGGAGCCGAAACGCAAATCTCCCTGCGTTGCTCCTTTCCAGTGTATTGCTGGACCATAAGTACCGTTTGCAAAAAACGCAGTGTAATCGCTACCAGATTCGGCTGCTATTTGAATAGTCCCAGAGCTTCCATAAACAGCCAACTTACTATCCGGTGCAGTCGTCCCAATACCCACTCTTCCATTCGTCGTATCTACATTCAAAACCGAAGTGGTCTTGTCTGCCTTTCTGATTTGGAATGCTGTTGTGGAGTCTGCTGATGGGGAAATAAAAGAGGTAATAAGTCCACCAGTTAGAGTTGATAATCCTGTAACTCCTAAAGTACCACTCATTGTTACTCCTTCTGCACCATCTGTAGTAACTATATTTAAAATGTCTGCTTTTCCTGTAGAGTTAAATCTTAAAGCGTTAGCGTAATTGTCATATAAAGTCCAGTTTTGTTGTTGGGGGGTATATATATCTCCTCCTGCTAAATAAAGGGCGTGATTTGAAGCACCACCAGTAGCAAAAGCATATAATCCTATGTTTCTTCCTCCTGCGTGAGTGTCTTCTGCTCTAAAATATCCACCAATTGAAGCACCCCCATCCCCTGTTGCTGAAACTTTACCTACTCCAGCTACTCCTCTACCCTGATTAGCTCCATTAGTAGAAGCCACCCCTCCAACACCAGTGGCTGTGTCTGTTGCAGAGGCTACGGCTTCACCTATTGTTCCTATATTTCCAGTGTAAGTATGTCCTGTGTTGCCCGCAGAGCCAATTATCTTAGCTAAAGGGAAGTCTGTGAGAGAGGCTGTAGAACCAACTAATAAGTTATGAGAACCTAAATTAACATCAGCATTAGCTCCTGTGTAGGGGACGTAGTTGGTTGATAGATAAGTAGTAAGGTCAGTTTGGTCGGTGATAGTTCCACCAATTTCTCCCCAGTCAATAAGTCCTGAACCTGTAAAAAATTCTAAACCGCTTTCGTCTGCCTTAACTCTTAGAGCTTTGAGAGCTTGTCCAACATAATTATCAGGCGTATCATTCAACTGGTAAAAGTTTCTTGCTGTGCTACCGCCTCCAAAACCTCTTGGAGTTTTAGCTAATCTTGAAACTTCCGAATAGTCTTCTAAGCCCAAAATATGCTTTATACCAATTTGGTATTCTTCTTCAATAGGTAATTCGTTTATTTTATCAACTATCTGTTCTCCTGTATCTGCTACAGCAACCTCTTTAATCTCGTTAGTAATAATAGGCTGTTCTACAATGGTTTTTTCAATTATTTTTTCTATAACTGGAACTTTAATTGATTTGGCAATTTCCTTTTTATCTTTTTCTGTTAGAATATAATCCTTGCCATCGTTTCCGTCTTTTACTTCTGGTATCAAAGGCTTAATCAAAGAAATAAGCTCTTCATCAGTAGGAGTAATTCCATCATTCCCATCTTCTCCCTTAATCTTTGTTAGGATAGTTTTTAAATTAGGAAGCTCTTGCTCAATCTTTTCTTTAACTTCAACTTTTAAATCAGAAATCTTTTTATCAACTTCTTCTTTTAAATCTTCTGTCATAACAAAAACAGAAGCTGTTGTTGCATCTATAATCTTTCCTGATTTTATTGCTTCGGATAGTTTTTGTTTTTTATCCATTGACATCTTTGTTTAATATTTCTTTGATATTCTTTTTTTATTATTATCTTCATCGTTCACTCCAATTGAGGAAATTAAAAATATAATATAAATGAGTAATAATTCTTTTATCATAAATTTATTTTTGTTTTATTTTCTTGTTTATATTTAAAACCATATAATTTAAAAATCTTGTTCATAGCATCTGTATCCTTTCCTATTATAGTATTATATTTTTCCTCATCTGTTAATTTATTATATAATGGATTTTTAAATAAACTTTCTAATTCTTTTTTTAATTCTTCTCCATATTGTGTCTTTGCCTTATCAAACTTTTCTTGTCCAACTTTTTCTTTAAATTGTATTAAAGTTTTACTACTACTTTTATCCCAGTCTGTGAAATTAATACCTTTCCCATTAGATTCAGAAATTTTATTGATTTCTTTAATCGTTTCATTTTCAGTTGATGTTTTTACTCTTGAGCCAAATAATAATGTTGACCACGCTGGTTGAGTTTCTACTTGTTCTCCAAAAACATTTGTTTTAATTGGTAAAGTTTCTCTTAGACCTGGAACTTTTGATTTTAATCCTTCTACTCCTTTAACAGATTGTCTTTCATATTTATCAGTAGCTTTTGCAAAATCTGATAAAAATGATGGAACTAATCTTGAATATAACTGAGATGTTAAATAGTTTTCTGCTTCTCCCGTCATCTCTTGCAGAGTCTGGTCTTTTTTATAAGCATAAGTTTTGACTTCATCATATAAATCAGATATTCCTGGAAGTTGTCCTATTTGAGAAACAACACCTTTACCATATTGGAAAGCCATCTCTCCTTTGCCTGCTTTACCGTACTTACGAGCATACATTATTGAAGATAATGGAATTGATAGTGGCCCGAACCAGTCTGTTGAAATCCACTTATCTCCTATTCGTATAGAATTTTCTGCTGGAGAACCTCTCAACCCTTCTATTTGAGAACGGTTAGGGTCATAAGCACCTACAAAATCATCATCTTTTAGTTGATAAGCTATGATTACAGACGCAGTCAATCCTAATCCACTTCTTACTAAATCTCTTGATATTTTTGAAACTCTTTCTTTTGAACCTAAATCTTTTGCTCTTATTCCATTAACTACTTCAACTATTGCTTTTGGAACTCCAAGACCTGCATAATCCATACCGGTTGATATAACATTTGCCGGAGTTTTTACGAAAGGTAATAAATAATCTCCTAATCTTGCATCTCCGGTAGCTTGATTTATAAGTTTTCTTATTCCCTCTGATAATTTAGAAGCCCAACTTGAATTAGTCCAAGTAGCCATCTGTGCATCCATTATTCCTTGAGTTCTTAACATCTCTCCCTCAGAAGTTTGAGGTTTTAACTTCATAGAATCAACCATAAACTCTTTAGCTTTTGTTATATCTCCTTTTGATAACTTTAAAGCATTTATATTAACACTATCTGCAAAATGAGCAGAAGAAAAAGCCACATCTGGAGCTCCCATAAGTTGTTTAAATACTGTGTCTTCTATTATTCTTCCTGTCTTCCTTATTATTCCTTTACCTCCCGAGTGTACTGTTTCTCCTAAAACTCTTTCTCCAGAAACACCTAAGTCATTTATATTTTCTGCTCTTGATAAATCATATCCTGTCTGTTGGTAAATCTTATTTATCTTTTTTACATAATCTATTGCTAAAGCATTATCAGTTCCTTTTAATCCTCCCGATGCCAATCTCCTTGATATTGCTTCTGTTAAGCCTATCTCAATGTTTGAACCTATGTTAAGTATAGGAGATTTTAAAGAAGCTAACATCATTCCTCTACCTATTGTTCCAGTTAAAACTCTTAACTGGCTTGTTGGAGATAGACTTTTAAGATAATCGTCCATTTCTTTCTTTGCTTTAAAAAACTCCATATTCTCATCAAACTTTTCTGATATATTACCTATATCATCTCCAAGTTTAGATTGGACATCTTGTATTCTTTTTGCTTTTTCACTTATTATTTTAACCTCTTCTGGACTAACATTTACTCCTAATTTATCAGAAACTAAATCTTCTAAAAATGCTTTTTCTGTTTTTGGATTCAAAACTCCAAGTTCATCTAAATTATTTATTTTATCTAAAATATTTTTATAAACTGGTTTATTTTTAGATTCTGGTGTAAAGACTGATTCAGCCCAAGATTTCAAAGCGTTCTTTTGTTTTGAAACCATTGCTTTTTCTAATTCAGTGTTAATCAGTTTAGACGTTTCTGGTCCAACTCTCTGTGTAAAGAAATTACGCCTCTCTTCAGAAGTCATATCATATAACTTTTGCATATCAATTTCTCCATTTAATGCAGACTGCTTAATTCTTTCCACTAATTGTTTAGGTATACAAAACATTTATTTACAAGTGATTTTATCTATTATTTTTTGTGCTTCTGATAAATCTAACTTCTTTGTTTCTTTTACTTTATCTTGTGCCTTTTTAACTTCTTTTTCAATATACTCTGTTGCTTTTTTTACATTACTTTTTTTAGTAAACTTATCAAAAACGTTTCCAACTTTTTTACCAAGTTTATCAAGTTTTTCACTTAGCAATTCTTTAACATATTTTGAAGTATCATTTGATTCAATACTCCCTTTTTCTGCTACTATTTCTTGTCCTCTTCTTGTCTGCTCCAAGCTTCTTTCTTTTGTTAATTGAGAATAAAGACTATAATTACCTTCTTTAAGTGCTTGTTCTGCCAGTGCTATATTGACTGCTGTATTTGTTTGCCCGGGTATGTCTTCAGCACCCATTGCGACCCTATAAGCTTGTTGTTTATTTTTTGATATAAGCTCAACTGCCTTTTGTGAGTCATCTTTTAGAGATATTTTTTCATATTTTGGTTCATCATTTAACTCTGGAGTTTCTTGTTGTAATCTCTCATAAACTCTACTTTTTGTATCACCTAATTTTGCAATCTGTGCAACTCCATATTCTTTTACAACTCCACTGGTATTTTCTGAAGCAATTTGTAAAGTTTCATTAATTTTATCTATCTGTTCCTGAGAATAATCCTTAAATGATTCACCTTTCACTTGTCTTAATTCTTCCTTTAATATATTTAGACTATCTCTCCCTTTAGCATATTGCTCATAAGCTATTCCTAAATCATTCATAGACATCCCACTTTGTCCAACATCTATATTAAAATTTTGAGCAATAACATCACCCTTTCCTGTGATAAACTCTTCAGAAAGAGTTCCAGGATATTGCTTTGATTCATATTTAGATAAATTTTTTAATGGACTATCATCTAAACTTTCTTTCATTTGTTCTATCTTAAAATTTAAGTCAGAAATCTTAGAATCATTTTTTATAGTTATTGGAGTGATGTTTGGAATTTTCTGTTTAATTTCTGAAACTTTTTGCGGTATCTTTACCCCAGTCTTTTCTGCTTCTTTTGTAGCCAGTTCATAAACAGGTTCTTCTGCTTTTTTTATAGTTTCTTCAGTTATGCCTTTTTTATACTCTGTTTCAACTTCTTTTTTTGTTTCTTTAATAATATCAGCCATATCTTGTGGCTTTATATCTTCAGATTTTAAGTTTTCGTTTTGTAAATAATAATTAGCAATTTTCCCCCTAATTGTTGCATTAGCTAAATTATATGCTGTTGAAAAAGGTGTCATAGCCAATCCTGCTCCAACCTTTGCTGTTGTTTCAATTTTTCCCTTTGCTTTCTCAGATATTGGTAATTTTTCAACTACTTTTGCACCTCCAGTTTTTACTATTCCGTGGACAGCCTTGACTCCAACCATTTGAGCGATAAATGCTCCGAGTTCTTCTCCAAGTGGTTTAATAGTTGACTTTGCTTCATTTGAAATTGGTAATGCTTCTATCCCTTTATCAGTTAGAAAACTTCCAACTTCTCCTAATTTTTCAAATCCGTAGCTAACAACTTGAGCTGGATATTTTAACAAAGGAACTTCTTTAGCAGCCTCTAACTGCATCGTAATAGGTAAAAATGCTATATTACCCGTTGCTACAATAGCTCTACCTGCATTTACAGCTTGCTGTAAGGGTTTTGGTGTATTCTCTTTGATATACTTTTGATTTTCTTCATAAGAAGTAGTTGGAGCTTTTGTATAATCAACAGGAAATAAAGCTTTATCAACTGCACTGGTAGCGTTCAATACAGTATCTTTAGCAGTTGTATAAGCAGATTGTATCGCCTTTCCAACAACTGGTATTTTGTTTAATACAGAAAAAACCTTGCTTTCCGTTCCAGTTAATGGAGCTCCTTCACCATAATTTATTCCTCCAAAACTTTCAGTTTGTGGTGCTTGTGATATTTTTAAATCACTTGTAGATAAAACGGTCTTTTTTTTAGGAAATGTCGTCAATTTAACTCCAGTATTAGAAGAAACATCAGTTGAACTGGCTGTTTTACTACCTGGAAATGATGTTAATTTAACTGCCATTATTGGTTTAGATTACTTCTATATTCCATTTGATTATTTTCGTCTAAATATTGAGTAATTGGATAGTTCACAGCAAATCCAGCTTGTGTTCCTCCATTGTTAATCCAATTTGCATTCATCCAGGCATAAGTTTCCCAAGAAATCTTTCCATCACTTCCAAAAGCATTATTATCTAATAGTGTCTGGTCTATTGATGACTTTATATCTTCAGGTGTTGTTTCAACCTTAGTTGTTTTTTCCTTTTCTTTAATTTGTCCTACTAAGTCAGCTAAATCATTTTGGAAAGTATCAGAAGAAGAGTCAAGTTTCATTATTTGTTGAGCTATATCGCTCTGTCCGTTAGATATTGCCGTAGAAGCCCAGTTTTGAGCATCTGAAAGGTTTGATTTACTTTCAGTATATAATCTATCCTCTTCTTCAGCTTTAGCTTCTAACTGTGCTTGTTCTTGAGAAGTGGCATAATCATAAACACTATTTAGCAATTCCTTTTTATAGTTATACTCGTTCTCTGCGTCTTGCGACAACAAAGAGTAATAAGTATTCATTGTTTCCTTAGCGTTGTTAAGTAAATTGGTATTGTTATTTACTATAGCCTGTTGAGCTTGAATACTCGCTTGAAGCCGTAAAGCCTGTATAGCGTTTTGACGAGCTATTGCAGAAGTTTCAGAAGAAAGTTGCGAAGTAGTAGTTCCTTGTCCAACAGTCCTACTTGTAGCAGATGATTGCTCTGCTGTTCCTGCATTAGTTAATCCTGTAAGTTGAGCATTTAAAGCATCGAGTTTAGCTTGTTCTGTTGCCAATCTCTTTTCTGTTCCTGGACCATATCCAGACATTTTTCCTGCTTGTTCTTGTAAATCAACAGAGCTTGCCTTTTCTGAATTTAATTGGTTAGAAGCATCTGTATATTGTTCAAAGAGAGATTTAACTCCCGTAGTATCCTCTGTTGTTTTAGGATTAGAAGCAAGCACAGAAGCGTTGCCTATATTTTGAGCATTAACCAATTCAGAAGTGTTATCAATCTTATTTGGTAATTTTACAGTAGTATTATTTCTTGAAAGAGCATCAGCAGTAATAGTCGGTGCAAGCAAAGTTTTACCAGAAGAGTCTGTGATTCCCTCTGTTGCTATTTTACTTTTAATAGCTTTTAATTGTTCGGCTATACTGTTTAATTGTTCCTGTCTTGTTGCCATATTATGTTTTAGATATATTTGTAATAATTCCATTTTTTGTCGTAATAGCAATTGTCGTGTCTGTAGTCTTATCAAAAGTATAAGTTCCGTCTGCTATAGGATTATCATCTCCTGTCAAATTAACTGATTGCAAAAATACACATTTTTTTCTAAATATTTTATAAGTAGAATATTCATCTTTTAACATTAAAGCTTTAAAATCTTCAAAATCTCTACGAAGTTGATTTATATCATTTTTAGTATTGTCCTCTGGTAAATTAATTACTTCTATCATAATTCTACTGCTGAGTATTCAGCTTTTGCTATTAAACCATTTATATTTACTCCACCTAATCCCTCTACTCTAAATTTTATTAAATTAAATGGTATATTAGGTGTCAATTTTGAATAACTTCCAGAAGTAAATGAAGTAAAAGATGTCCAAGAAGTATCTCCATCTATTTTATACTTTAATAAAACACTTTGTCCCGTTGTTAATTTATCGAAACTTATACCAATAGTTTTTAAATTTTTTCTCCCTCCGTAACCAAAGTCGTAATATCCTGTTTCGATAACAACAGGTTGAGACTCAAATGTTTCTGGTATTGTAGAATATATGCTCGTTGTTTCATTAGAACCTGTATAAATAGTTGCATAAATTTTCAAATCATCTTCTGTGGAAACGACTTCATCATTGATAATAACAAAATCATTATAATCAATAGAAGAAGATTCTTCTCCAACTTCTAATGTTTTGCATATAGAAAGAGCATTATAATTATAAATATCTTCTCTTCCATATTTAATTATAGAATATTCATATTCTTCGCTACTATTTGGACGAGAAGCATATGCCATAAAGTATAGATAACTTCCATATACTTTTACTCTTGAAGCTGGAATTATATGTCTATACCCAGATAATTGTTCTCTGCCTTGATAAGTAACCAATGTTTGGAATTGTGTACCATTATATCTTAATATTTTCAATCCTCTATATGTTTTATCTCCTAACACAACCGTAATAGCTCCATCTAATAAATCAGCACCTGCGACTTTACCATTTCCTATATCTATAACATCATAAAATGTTTCAGTATTTGCTCCATCCCATAAATACATTTTTGATTTTTCGTAAATAGATGAACAAATAATTGCAATTAAATTACCGTAATCAACTAACTCAACTATTGTCTGATCAATTGGGATATAAATCATAGGAGATACTGTTCCTGCGCTTAAATCAATTCTATAAATATAATTTGTAGAATCACTATAACAATAAACATAACTACCCCAACCTAATCCTCCTTGAAGTAACCCATATGATGAAGAAAATGAACCCCATGAACTATCATTTGCATCAGTAGAAACAACCACTCTTCCCAATGTGGCTATACCACTATGATAATAAATATACCCATTATAATAAGCAAATAGTGGATTATCCTGACCTCCGTATGTTCCAGAACCTCCCAAGCTTTCTATTCCGTCTGTTGATATTTTAAATACTTTTACATAATTGGTTGCTGTTGTTTTGCCATAAGCATATGTGCTTCCTCCAATTCTTATTAATTTATTTAATAAAACTTGAACATCATCTGTATCAATAGGAATTTCGGTTGTTATGTTAGAAATCTGTTTTGCACTTCTCTTGCCTAATTTTACATTTTCGCAGTAATCCAAATACCCATCTGAAAGGTTAAGATAGTCATCACTTATTCCTCTGTCCCAGCGTGTAATTTGTATAGTTTTAGATGTCATTATATATTAAATCCTATTACCCAAATTCTAACTTCACCTCTTGCTCCTGCTCCTCCTGTTGCAGATAATGCAGAACCAGAATTACCATATGTAGCACCTCCTCCCCCTCCGCCAGATGGAGCTGTTCCAGCTGAACCATTAGCAAGATTTCCACTTGTTGCATATCCTCCTGCTCCTCCATTACCTTTATATATATATGAAATTCCAGCAACTCCGACACCAGTTGTAACAGATCCTGTCCCTCCCCCTCCGCCTCCATAAAGAGTATTTCCACCTGTTGCATTATAATCATATCCTCCTCCTCCCCCGCCTCCATAGACACTTTTACCTCCGTTCTTATAACTACTATATGCTGCTCCGCCTCCCCCTCCGCCAAAGATAGAATTGCCAGATAGAGCACTGGAAGTAGCTCCTGCGCCAGATATAATCTCTCCTCCTGAACCACCGCCTCCGCTACTTGCTGATGAACCTGCACTAACTGTCCCTCCCCCTCCCCCTCCGCTTGCATAAATAGAATGATCTCCCGAGGCATAAAATCCATACCCTCCCCCTCCGCCATAAGCATATAAACGTGTTCCAAAAGATGTTGTCCCACCATCAGTTCCTGTGTTTCCTCCTCCAGTAACTCCAACCCCTCCGCCTCCGCCTACCCCAATAGTTACAGTTTCGGTAGAACTTAATTCAGAAGCTGGAATTTTTATTTCACTATATGCTCCTCCTCCTCCACCGCCTCCTGTGCATTGTCTTGAAGTTGATGCTGCTGTATATGCTCCTCCCCCTCCGCCTCCTCCTCCCCAAGCTTGAATGAAAACTAATTCATTACCACTTAATTCTGATGGCTTTGTCCAAGTTCCGCTTGATGTGAATGATTGATAATTTACTACTGCACTTTTACCGGATGCAAGAGTATCTTCAGTTACAAATTTATTAGAAATTGACGGTGTTCCTGTTCCAGATAAAGCATCGTTCTCATCTTGTGTGGGAACTCTTGTATCATTAGTTCCCACTGAGATTGGCTCTGTTGGACTTTCAGGGTCTACAGATAGCTTAGTAACTCCCTTAACAGTACTTGAGGCGTCAACAACAGTCGTATCGCTATTTTCCCATTTGCCAGTAGCTTCATTGTAAAATAATCCATTGCCAGTAGAAGGAGTTGTTATTGCTACATCTGAAATTCCAGATAATAAGCTATGTTTATGTCCAGGATTAACAGAAGCAGAGTTTTTAAGTTTGTAGTCAATGCTTGTAGTATCTGCTGAAGAGTCAATGCCCACCTTTGTTTCTAAGGCTTCAATAGCATCATTAGCATTACTATGTTGTAATGCGTGATCAACTGCCACAGTATTGTCTGAACCCTGTGGATTGACTAAAGTATCTTTAGATGTAGGAAAATTTATTGCCATTAGTGTTTTGTTATATTATTTACTAAAACTGTATTTTTAGATTGATTAGTGTAGGTAATGGGTAATCCAAAAGTGTTATATGTATATCTTGCATCATTGTAAAGTATATCTGGATTATTATAATTCCAACCATAACCTGTCTTACTTTTTCCGTACACTGAAACTGTATTTTTAGATTGATTAGTGAAAGTTGCCATTATCTACTTGATATATATTTAGTTATTATCTACAATTAGTTAATTTTGGTCTCATAATACTAACCTCATCTTTCGACCGTCTTCCATAATAATCTTCAATTTCTTTTCTTATTCTCATCATTTCGTTATAAAGATTAGTAGCGTTGTTTAATCCGTTAATATAAGCGTATTCATAACTCACTCTTAAAGGAATATACTCGTGGAATATGCCTGCAAATCCTGGCTTTTTAGTTGTATCAGAAGTAGTAAAATATGAAGCTTCTCTGTTAATCCAAACTTTTAATCCTCCTGTGCTGTTATAGTTAGGTATCAAGTCTAAAAATATACCATTAGCAGACTTATCATATTTAGTTGGAGTTCCAGTAGTGTCTTGTCCATCTACCATTGTTTTAATATCGTTATACTCTGAATTACGAGCCTGCTGGTCAACTGCGTCCAACTCTACGAATACTCCTGATGAGTTTTTAATCATTACCTTATAAATATCTAAAACAAGGTTTCCTCCCTTATCTATTGTAAAAGAATAATCCCTTTGTCCTGAAACAAGGTCTGTTGTGATTATAGGATAATTTGTGTGGTTAGAGTCATCAAACTGCCATCTTCCGTCTGCTTTGAATATAATGGCTAATACTTCATCTAAGGCAAGATTTATATCAATCGTAATATCACTTGCTGAATAGTCATCTGTGGTGGTATTACCTGTATTTCTACGAATTTTAGAAACTATGTTTGTATAATTTAGCGACATTTTTTTACTCCACCTTTAATTCCAGTTAAATGATTTATTTAGTTTAATCCAGTATAAATCCTCTTTTGAAAATTTTATCTCATCTATTTTTAAATCAAGCAGAATTTCTCTAATCTCATTCAATCCTTTAAATCTTAATAGCCATAAGAGATTTCTTACTTTTAACCATAATACTTTGTTTCTATCATTTTCTCTGCTAATAAATATATCTAATATCCTTTTAAGTTCTTTAATTGTGTTCTTTTTTAAATTATCTTGATTTAGTTCTGATAAAAAAGCCTGCATTCTATACCTGTAAGCCATATCGTTTTCAAGTATTAGTGATATAGCGTCTTTTAATGTTTCGTCTATTTTTAAAATTCTTCTTATTTCCTTAACTGGTTGTGACCAATGTTCTTCTTTTAAAATTATTGGATAAAGTTCAAACGTTTTTCTTAAATACTCTATCCATACCTTTTTATTTAAAACTATCGTTATAATCCCTATTACTCCGTTCTTGATTAAAGCAGAAAAAAGTCTTTTATAACTTGCAACTATATCTACTGCCTCGTGGGGTGTGTAAAATCTTAATGGTTCGTCTGAATTTTCAACATAAGTTCTTACTGTGCCATCGGCTAACATTTTAATATCTATAATCTTTTTAGGAGGCACTCCGTCATCATAAGGTGTTGCTGGTAATGTCTTTCTCATCTTTCTGACTATCTCTGCCTGCTTTTCTATCAATAATCTTTCCTTTATGTTTGGTAATAAGTCGTAAAAACTAATCATCTGGAAAATTTACTTTAATAATGTGTATCTCTCCTTGCACAAAATCTCTCTTATACCTCTTACATAACTTTTTATATTCTTCAATAAACTCTTCTGTTATCTCTAATTCTGTTTTCTCTATTTTTTCCATATAAGATATAAAAGTATTACTATTATTATCCCTCCTAACAATTTACAAACTTGAATTAAGTTTAGTTCTTCGGTTAAAAATCTCATATTATATATCCTTGCCCCCAATTACCCAACCTCGTGAGTAAAGATAATGGGGAGCAAGAACCACGAGGTTAATTTGTTCTTGTTTTGATTGACAAAAATATCAATTTATGGTTAATTTCGTCCACGTTGTTCCAACCATTACCCACACACCAGGAGTATTGGTGTCAGAACCTAAATAAATTGATGGAGCAGATAATGTTCCTACATCAGCTTTAATTGTGGTGTCGTCATAACCAGGACCACCTGTTATTTTACCAGCACCATTTCTAAAGCTAATTCTATCTACATTTGGGCTTAGCCCGTCTGGAATTGGCATTATAGTGTTTTTAATTTAGTTAATAATTCTACTTCCTTTAAGGCATACTTTTTAGGATTTTGTAACTTATATCTTCCAATAAGTTCTTCAAATTCTAAATATGCTCTTGATTTAGGAGTTTCCACGATAGTTTCTGGTTTAGTTTCTTCTGATACTTCCGAAACTGGTGTATCTCCTATTACTTCATTTTTCTTTGGCATAGTTATTTACCCCTAACGGGGAGAAAACGGTAACCCACTATTGGTGGTAAGAGTGAGTTACCAATCTCTCCCCATAGGGAGAGTTAATATTAGACTATGGTAATATCAACAATCAAAGCGGCTTTTTGGGCCCACAATTTGAAACCGATATATCCATAAGTTACACATTCCATTCCAGTCTTTCCTGAAACTGCTTTCTCTTCAAACTTTACTCCTCTTGGTGCAGCATAAGTTGCAACGTTTTTGACACCGAATACTCTGTGTCCTGAATTTGAGTAAGTCTTTGTTCCAACAGTTTCACTTGCAAATGTTCCTGTTCTTACGACATAAATGTCTACTCCTGCTTGATGAGTTAACAAACCATTGTTTAAAGCTGCATCAGCAAAAGAATATCCATTAGTCATTTGAGCTTGAATCAATCCTGTAACGTCTGTGTTCTCTAACACTAAGAATAATCCTTTGTATACCTCAGAATATCCTGCTACCTTTGAAAGTAAATTTGAAAGGATAACGTTAATGTTAGCGGCTGTTGTAAATCCTCCTGATGGTGTTGAATATGTTCCTGTTCCGTCTTCACAAAGGTTGTTTAGAATGAAGCTATCAATTTCCTCTCTAACTGCCTGCATTTGGTTGTATGTCCTGTTATAAAACAAGTCATAGTTAGAAAGCACGTCTTCAAAGTCATAAACGTGTTCTGCTGCTTTAAACTCATCAGTTACAGTTAATGTGTCGTCTGTAATTGTGTAGTCGTCTACTGTGTATGTTCCAGTCAATCCTGTAATTTGGACTGTTGGATTTGAACCATAAGGGTTCTTGATTGTGTAGTTGTCTGAATTATCAACTTCACAAATCTTTTCAGCTACAAGGGCATTTCTTAATACCTCTTGCAACATAGCTGATTTAAATTTTGTTCTATAAGCTGTTGAACCTATTGTATTTGTACCTGTCGTTGTCATTTTTGGTTAATTTAATTAGTATTAACCACCAATTAGAATTAACCCACCATATCAATTCCTCTTATTAGCTTCCTTTGCTTTCGCTATTTGGGCTTTTATAATATCAGACGGGTCGTCTGGCATTTCGCCTTTTTTGGCTTTGTCCAATAGTTCTTCTCCAGAAACCTTTGAAACAGCCTTTCTTGCAGTTTTTACATTTGTAGCATCTGCAGTATTACGCTGTTCTATTTTTTCAGCTAAAAGTGATTTGATTACGCCCGACTTCAATGCTTCCTGCACTGTTATCTTTTTAAATTTAGCGTATTCAAGCACTTCTGGTATATCTTCCTCGTTAATATCTGCCTTTGTAAGAGAGATAATATCAAGTGTAGATAAACCTTGCTGTAGCTCTGTTTTAGTTTCTTCCTTTTTAGTAATCTTTTGGGATTCTTCAAATTTAGTTCTAAAATGCTCTTTTTGGGCCAGAGCCGATTCTAAATCTTTTGATTTTTTGTCAGCAGTTTTCTCTGCCTCATCTAAAGCCTTTAGAACGCTTAGACGAGATTGCTGTGTGTCATCTAATGTTTCACCAGCAGTTTCAAGATTTGAGAGTTCTTGTAACTCGTTTATGAAGTCTTGTTCCATAATGTTTTCATTTTTAATAAGGTTTTGTCCTTAATTTCATTTTTACGGGTTTTGTCCCATTTAATAATTATCTATTTGAGTCTTTTTCTAATCTTTTTGCTTGTTCTTCTGGGGTTTCTTCTTTTATACCTGCTAATACTTCTATTTGGCTTAATCTACCCATTAAAGTAGCAAATATCGTATTCCTTGCCATTATATCTATAAATATATCATTTGGTAGTTTTTCATCTATATCTGCTAATTCACTAAACTTAATCTTTTGCTCTTTACTCCATTCTGCTTTTTCTATTACTTTTATCTGTTGTTCCCAGTAGTCTATAAATACTTTGTTAGATTTTATTAATAATACTGCGTCATCTGTCATCTTGTTCTTTAAGTCTATTGTTAGCCATAGGTCAAACGCTTGCTTATAAGGAACTTCATCTGTTAGTTCTGGTTTAAATATCTTTCTAAATAGTTTCTTTATTTCCTTAGTCTTTAAGTTAGTTTCAAGTAGAGATAGTTCTACTGCATTTAACCCTACTTGAACGAATACTTTTTGTATTGCTCTTAATAAATTATCATTTCCTGCAAAAGTGTTCTTGATAAGCTCTAACTCTTGCTTATTAAAACGCATTGTTTGTTTTTCGTCCACCATATTATTTTTTAATTGAATTTAATGCTATTGCTATAATTTGAGCTTTGTTTCTTGGTTTTCCATTAGCTCCTTTGGCTTTACCTTTCTTTTTATTGTCAGCGTAAAGTTCTTTTATTCTATTACTGACAGTTCCTTTTAGTGGCATTATTGTTTTAAATTATTCATTTCTTTACCTGCTCCGACCATAGCAGGTTGATTTTGGATAGATTGGGTCTGTGCCTCTTTAATCTTTAATGGACTTATCTTTCCTGTTTCATTAAGTATTTCAGAGAATACCATCTTAGCATTAGGATCTTGTAAAACTGTTGGGTTTGAGCTTAGTGTTTGTAATACAGTTACAAGTGTATCCAACACTGCCTGCTTCTCTGTATTCTCTCCTGTGATTTCATAAATAACATCTCCCTTAAAATCTCCCATTATGTCTTTCCAAGTCTTAGATGAAATCTCTGATGGTTTAATAAATCTTGTTCCTTTCCCTGCGAATTGCTGTTGTATTTTAGCTTTTTCTTCCTCTAAATTAGGTAATTTAGTATCGTTCAATACTGCCTTAACTGCCTTTTTGTTAAATTCTTGGATTGCTTTATTAGATATATATACTTCCTCAATCTTATCTATTCCATAGTCTTCAAGTGTAGCGACTAATTCTTCTTTATTATTCATTTTCTTAATCAAATAAGGAGTAATATATTTTCTAAACATCTGCTCTAAGTGAAGACCTTTGTTTTCTGTCATTATCTCAAAGTTAGAGTAAGCTTCTTTCTGGATTATAGAAGCCTGCCTCCAAGCAGTTCCAGAAGGCATATTAGTTCCTCCCATAATATCTGGAGTAGAATCTATCTCTTGAGCAAGATTTTTCCATTGATTGCCTAAATTCTGTAAAGAAACTACATTTTGATAACCATATTCTGAAGTATTAACCACTTGTAATCCGTTAGGGTCTTTCTGTGCGTCATAAGTGATAATCTGGCCCAACTCTAAATCGTTTAATACATTCTTATTAGCCAAAGTAGCATCTGCTGTCTGTAACACCATCTTGGAAGTAAAGTCTAATATATCCTTAATGTTCTTTTGGGTAGTGTTTATCATCCACTGTGCTTCAAATAGGTTCTTTACTGAACCATTAAGTGATATTGACCCGTCTGTTGATGGAAATAACCAAGTAAGCATATATGGGTCTTTTGCTTCTCTACCCTTATATAATACAAAATCGTCAAATTTACCGTTCTCTTTACTTGCAGAAGTAGAAACTACTTGCATTTGCTGGACATAAGTCGTTTCATCTTTCTCTTCTCCTGTAAGGTAAGACAATGGTAAATTACCGTGTATCTCGTATAGTTTGATAAAATTACTCTTTAAATCTTTCTGTTGATTGTTTGGTAAAGTCCTTGCTGTTTGCTCCTTAATTAACTTCTCTACTAAGTCTTGGTCATAACTTTTATTCTGTCTTAATTGCGCTGGAGTCAACTCTAATTTCTCTACTTTAGGATTAGAATCAAAGTCAATCACATCACACATTATGTTATTCCACGGGACGACTATTGAGTGTAATCCATCTGAATTATCTACAAATTTGCATATAATTGAATTGTAAGAAGCTAATTGAATACCCCAATTATTTAGAAACTCCCCAAAATTAGTCTGATTCATCCAGTTTTGAACGTAGATAGTGTATAAAAACTCTGCTAAATAATCCTTAGACTTGTTAGCTTTTGCTCTGATATTCTTTCTGTCTAAGTCAGTGGCTCTAAACCAGATGTTTCTTGCTGCTAAAACTATATTGAAAAATGGTTTTTCTCTTTCCAAACTATCATATTTGCCACTGATATGAATGGAATTTAAGTAAGCATCTATGGTATTTAAGTCCTCATAGAAGTTTTGAGAAACATATTCAGAAGTCTGAACTGTTCCTGTTGTCCAGTCTTTCTCTAAATCTCTAATTATTTTTCCAATAGTTTCCATTAGTCAGAATTTTTAATGTGTAAGGTTACATCTATTGTTCCACTTACTAATTGCATATAACAACCAGTTGAGAACTTAACATTACCTAAATTGTGGAAACCTATCGCTGGTGTCATTTGACCTCCTAATACCGTTCCTGTTCCTGTTAGATTGTTATAAAATTTAAGTATTCCGGTAGAGGTAGAATTAACATACATAGAACTTAATACTCCTGCACCTGCTATTATAACTCCTGAACCTGTTAAATTAACGAACGAATTTTCTTGTGCCATTTTTATTTAAAGACACCACCTATCTTGTTGAATTTCTTTGTATTAAATTTGATTTGAATTGATTTAAAACTATTGTTGGCTTTTTAAGAAGATAACTTATTCCATATCTTACAGCATCATTTCCGTGGCTAAACTCGTGTTCTGGAACATTTAATACTTTTCCATCTCTATCTACCTGCCATAAGTAGTTCCTATATTCTTTGATTAAGTTGATGCTTCTCTTCGTAATATATATAGTTTGTGCTTGGACTAACTGAATACCATTCTTTACACTGTCTTTTCCTTTTTCTGCTGGTATTATAGTCAATCCGTATGTTTTTAGCTCATCGTTACTCTTAGGCTCTGCACTATCTGGTATAATCGGAGCTTGTGGATTATTCTTTAATATGTCTGCTATCTGCTTATTGCTTAATCCTTTCTGATAAGTTATCTCATCTAAGACATAACCATTATTCCATTTAGATATAGAAACTATTGCAGTTGGGTCGTTAGTATATCCATAATCCAATCCATAACATTCAAGCCTTGCGTCATTTGGTAGTTCGTCAATAATAATCCAATTCTTATAAATCTTCCCATCTAATTCTCCTAACATTCCTAACCCATACACTTGCCACCAGTCTTTTCTATTTCTTCTCTGTTCTATGGATAATCTTGTTTGCTCGTCTATTGCTTCGTTATCAAGATAGTTAAGTGTAATCATCTCACTATCGCTTCTCTTGCCTATAAGGTCTGTGTAAACCCAGAATTCACCTGTTGGGTTATAGTCTAAAAATACAAACTCTCTCGTTCTAACCTCTAATTCTTCAAACGCTTGAAAACTTACATTATTGCATTCATTGATAAATAGTCTATCTCTTCTACCACCTCTCAACTTATCGGCTTGGTCTGCTCCAAAGAACTCTATCTGGCTTCCTGTTTCAAAAGTATATACCTTGTCTGTTTCTGCCCAGTTAGATTCTTTCCAGTAGTTATGTTCTTTAAGTATCTTTTTAAAATCTCTTATACAACCCTTTTTAAGATGTGGCATACTTTCTGAAACTATACTTGTAAGAGTAGCTACCTTATCTCTTTGGGCTAAATCTATTAAATCTTGCAATATGCTTATTGTCTTGCTTGCAGCCGTTCCTCCACATACTACTCTAATCCTCTTCGTTAGTGATAGTATCCTGTTTAATGCTGTTGTCGCTTGAAATGGCATCTTTTCGTATGTTGCTTAATAATGGAGTCGGTATTAAGTCCTTTCCGTCTTTTCCTGTCATCTCTGTTCTTTCTGAATATCCTTCATCTTTTCCTAATGTCTTTGCTATAAATTTACTTGCGTCTAAAACTATATTTGTTTTATCTTCAAGCGGTAAATCTAAGATGTCATTAAGGTTTCTTTCTGCTTTTCCTAATAAATTCATCCTCCTAACCCGTTCAATAAACCATTTCTCTGTTGTAATCTGATTAGCTGTTTTTGGTTCATAACCTGCCTTTAATGCACTTTTCAAGGCGTTACTAAATGTTTCTGACTTAGGGTTTATATAATAATCCCAACATAGTTTCTGTCTTGGGTCTAATTGATACTGATTAGCATTATTTGGATTGCTCCTCTTTCTTGCCATAATAAAAAACACACTAAAAATTACTTTGTGTGTCTGTTAATAGTTTTGTGGCGAGTGTATTCATTACACTCATTTTATATCTGTATCTATATGAAAAGCAAGACTATCTTGGAATTGGTATTTCTATACCTTTTTTCTTTGCTCTACACCTTTTAATAAAAAACTTATTCTTCCAACTATTGTACTTCTTTTTGCACTTCTCATTACAATATAACTGGCTAACTCTATGACTATCTAACTCCATATTCTTTCCGCATTGTTTACACTTGCGGATTATCATATTAAATTACAAGTCCAGTTAATACATCTTTCTGTTCGTCTGTCATCTCTGGGACAGAACTTGATATATATGGTTCTACTTCTATCTCTTTGGCTTGATACTCTTTGGTTATTGTCCTAATCTGTTCTGTTAGATTTTTCATTCCTTCTTTAGAATATTTATAGTTATCTCCGTCTTTTAAGAGTTCTTTGGTTTTAGGGTCTTCTAAGGCATTATCTATATATGCGTCTTGTGTTTTCTCCTGCATTTCTGTTAATACTGGAGTTATGTTTTTCGCATAAAATCTTTTCCAAGCATAACCAAATTTACCGTCTTTTAATGTTGGTTCTTTGGAATATAACTTGGCTACTAATCTGTCTGCTTCTAAAAGTTCTTCTAATGTTTTATTCATATTTATTTTTATTTAATTTTACAGTTTTGAAAACTTACTTTTTACTCCTAACTTTTCTCCTATTGCTTCCCATTGAGCAATACATTCCCTATTGTATGGTGATAAATGCTCTGTCTTTGCGTTATATTGTTGTTGAGCTTCGTAGACTCCAATCTTAATAGCCTTTCTACCAATCCACCAGTTTACAAATATCATTCCATAGAACTTAACTGCTAAAAAAACTATTATCAACCAAAATGGCAACCAGTTAATTCCTATTGCTCCTAATGCTACCCAGTAAAGAGAACCGTTTTTTATCCAATCTCCAATAGGTAAATACCCTTTTAGTTGAGCTACCCATCCTGCCCCTATACTTTGCAGAGTAGTGAAATCTGTATATGAATAGAAGATTTTTTTCTTGTTCATTTACTTTTATTATAAATCCGTTAAAAATATCCTGCGTGGATAAGTCTATGACAACAAGGACAAACAGTTAATAAATTCCAATAAGTATTATTCATCCTGCTACCATCGAAATGGTGAATTGCTATATGTTCTTTTTGTCCACAAATTTGACATTGATAATTATCTCTCTTAAGAATTTGTTTTTTTAATTCTTTTGGTATAGGTGTATAATATATATATTTATTAACATAATTTATTTTCTTTTTTCTTGTAACCCAAAGATTCCTATTTAATTTATTTGTATTTAATATACTACCATTCTTTAACCAAACTTTATTTCCAGTTTTGCTTATTCTTAATATATCATTTTTATTCATTTATTTTAACAATGAAAGCACACCGCCTTGTGAGTAGTGTGCTATCGTTGTTCACAAGACTAATATATATTAAGTTTACCATTTAACAAAACTTCTTGTCAAGCTCATTCAACTTCTCTCTCAACTCAATGAGTTCTTCTTTGCTAAATTTAAAACCATAAATTTGTTTATCATCTGAGATTGAATAATAATCCCTAACTATTTTATGATTTTCTAACTCCTCGTGATGTATAATGTTTATCATAATGTTTATTTAGTTTGCTTAAGTAATCGGCTATTTTGAAGAGGAGGTAAGGTTTCAATCTTTTTGCGTAGTGAACATACGCCGACTGGAATACTCCAATCCACCTCCTCAAAGTAACCGACTACCTTTTAATAAAATAAATAATTTCTAATATACTCTGATAAAGATGTCGCTAAAACTACAAAACTTAATGCGACTATATAAAATATAAATACTTTAATCCAATATTTCATATTATTCTTGATTTTTTATGATTTTTAAAACTTTTTCTTTATACTTTACTGTTCCAGCTATACATCCTGTGCAACTATCATATGAAATATCTATACTTTCCACCTTCTCACAAATCTCATTCCTCAATACTGCTACCGCCGAAGCTATATGTTGTTGCTCAAAGTTAGTTTGATAGTCTTGTATTATCTCTTGTTCTGATTGTTGGAGGAATTGCTCAATGTCTTTTATGTTTAACATCTTCTCAACATATTCACATTTATGATTTTGGTGCATTTCATCGTGATAATCTGGTGGATTTCCGACAAACTTCTCTCTAAACTTTTTTATTGTGTTGCTCATATTATAGGGTTAAATACTAATTATTTATTTAGATAATTTAATTAATCTATAGGAAAATATCCCTTACCTACGGCTTTTGTTGTGAAAAGAATGTCTGTATCAAATTCACCACAATCTGTTTTTGTTTCTTCAGCTTCAATTTTCTCTTTATGCACTTCACAAAAACCCGATTTATTATGATTACAATTTTTACAATTTATATCTGGATACTTCATAATTCCTTATATACTTCCTTAAATTTTATATTTAGAGAGGGCTAAAATCTTGTGTTCCAGTCAGTCATTAAATTTTTAAAAGATTGATTTGCCGAACTCCTTTGGAATATACAACCCATTTGTTTGCACTCAACCACCCACCCGTAGGGATTTTCTTTCCCATACCTCGTTTCAGGAACTTGAAAGACATTTGGCTTATTCCCACAAAAAGGACATCTTTCAAACAATTCTTTAACTATTGAATAACTTATGTATATCGGCTCTTGCTTTATTTTTTTTAATGTTGGCATATATTTTTTTTCTTATTTAATTTATTTAATATTATATTCCCATAAGGGTTAAATTATTTAATTTCTTTGATATAATCTTTTGTAAAACAGTATTTAGATTTTACACCAGTCCAAGTAATCCACCAGAATTTTTTATCTCTTGATTCTCCAACAATTCTCATACATTCTTTTTGAATGAATCCAACCCTTAATGCTGCCTTACTAAATTGACACCATTTTGTTTTTTCTTTTCCATTAACTCTTTCTCCGCATTTTTCGCAAAAATATTCTTTTCTCATATTTTTATTTCCCTACCAGCTTATTGGGCTTGGGAGAAAGTTCTAATATTTTTTGCATTTCTTTGTCTATTTCTCTTAATCTTGTAGATATTACACCTGTATAATAATGATAATGTTCTGCAAATAGTAAAGATTTAGTGAGTATTTCTTTTTCTCGGTTATATCCTTTTATTGCTTCAAGAATTTTATCTTCCATTTTATTTTTTATTTATAAATTCTATTAAAGCTTTTGTAATCATAATTATTCCTTTATAATACTCAGCGTTAGTTTTATTTTTAGTATTATTTAACTGATAATCACGATTTTCTTCACCAGCTTTTATGTTGTCTTTTGCCCACTCTCTAATCTCCTCCTCTCTCTGTCTTCTCCCTTCCTCAACTCCTGCTTCAAAACCATATACTGTTGAAACTTCTATGTTAGGCTTTTTAAGACACCATTGTTTTTGGGCTTCGGATACTGCTTCTTGGATTTTTTGGAGGAGGAAGTCTAATACTTCTTTTCTTGCTACATAAGCTCTTAAGGCGTGTCCACCTGCTAATTTCTCATAATAATGAGGTAATTTATCAAAATCTATTATTAGTTTACTTGGACTTGCTACTCCTTCTATAACTTTTGTTTGTTGAGATGTCATATTATTTTAAGAGAGAATTAAGAATATCTACGTCTTCATCTTTCGCATAGTCTAACATTTCACCCCGATTATCTTTACTTTTTCTAATATCGCTTATCGCCTGTTCAATTATTTTCTGGTTGGAGAGGTGGATAAATTTTCTAACTCTATATTCATTACCTCCGCCACAATATCTACAGCTAAATGGTTCTATTTTAGACAATTCTTTCTCCATATCCCACTTCTCTTCTTGCTTTGGGGAGTCGCATAGATGGATTTTACAATTAGGACAAACAGTATAGCCATCATCTATAAGCTCTTGCCTTTTATTCCTTTCGCAGAAATAACACTCTTTGTTTTGTTCTTTTGGCATATTAGTAATTATTATAAGTTTCTAATTGATTCTATCTAAATACGTTTGACCTATTTTTGATATTTGTTTCTTATACCAATTGTTGAAATCTTCTTTTTTACCGCCCAATCCTTTTTCACTTGTAAAATATACAAACATTCTTGCTCTTAACTCTTCACTTGGTGTTTTTTTATTATCATCTAAATCAATCTTTGGTAAATCAATATCCTCTATTTTCGGAGCTTGTTCGGCAAATAAGAAATAGCCAATCTTATTCTTTAACATCATAACCTTTCCTGCGTCGTCTGCGTTTATCTCTTGTGTATCAACTTGCAATCTCAATCCATTATCAGACATTGTAGTTATCTTACTTATTGTTGACGGAACTTTTAAGATTAAGTTTTCCTCGTTGTTGCTCATAAAATTCGTTTGATTTAATTTCTTCTAAAAGATAATCTAATTCTATCGCTTTTTCTATCTCTTTTTCATTTACTGGATATTTATAAGGTTTAGGTATTTTTATCATATCAGAAAGGTATGTTTTCTATTGAAATCTCTTCCGAATTATCATCATTTAAAACTGGAATTTCATCATTTAAAATACCTTTTAACTTTTTATATTCTTCTGATTGAACAATTTTATCTCTTAAGAATATAGGAAGTTTAGAAAATAACTCTTCATTCCAATTATCATATTCTAAAACTTGATTTTCATTTACTTGTTTTGGACATTCCATTCCTTTTGGCAACTTGGATATACTTGAAATTTCAGCGTATCCTTTTTCATTGTGAATTATGCTAATCATAGCAGGAACTCCCACAAGTTTTGTAATATCAAAATCTTCTATTTCAGAATCTGTAAATTTCTTTCCTCTCCAACCTTCAAGGACTGGTTTTAACTTTGATTTATCTCCTAAAGACAAAGTATATTCAGCCGAAATTACCAATGGCTGTTCTCCTACCTTTTCATTAAAAACTTTTGTTTCTGTTGGTAATTCAAAAGTAATTCTTATCACATTTCTCATTCTTGTTAAACCCTCATAAGTGCTTGGTATAGTTCCAATATGAATCATCTGATAACATCTTGCAGGATAGCTTCCAGATGCTACTTGTTCTCTAATTTGTTGTTTTGGTGCTTTTATTGACATAAGTTTGTTTTTTAATTTTATTATTTTTTACTAATCCAAAAATATCTTCTCCCTTTTTAAAATCAGTTTTAGATATTTCTTTATTATGTTGATTTTCTATAAATCTTTTAAAACTTTTAAAGCTCATTTTATTTCGGCAAAATCGCCATAGTTTCTTAATTGTTTTGCCTCATAATCGCTTATCACACTTTCTACCCACTTAACACTCATATTTAATTCGTCTGCTATTTCCTGTGCTGTGCAACCTTGTCCGTCTTCCCATAAGTGTAATACATTTTGCTTATCTATTTTTATAAGCACATTGCCTATATAATCTTTAAACATAGTTTTTAATCGGCTACTCTCAATCAGAGATAACATCGATAAAACTGATTAAGAGTATGCGATTGATGTTATTTTTTAAATTGCGTAATACCACATTGCTGTTATTGCAAATACAAGAGCAACAACGAATATCCAAGCAATAGTTAGTTTTAGTGTATCTGGGAATATCCCATACTTTGCTTTAAAGTTTAAATCTCTGATTATTTTTTTGTCCATATTATTTTAATCTTTCTATTTTATTTTGTTTTTCGTCTTCGTCATTTTGACAAGTTTCACAAATATCACTTCTTGTGCCACAATCGTCAAACTCGTCATCGCATATTTCACATTTTGTCCACATAATTTTATTTTAATATTTTAATTGTTTTACGCCTTTTGGCAACTGACCTTTAAAAGTAATCTACTTGTGACGGGGGAAGAAAGGGTTTACACCAATAATTTAGCGGTTGGAATGCTATTAGTGCATCTATACTTCCAAATCATATAGATTAAGTTTTTAACTATACGCTACCCCCCATAAATAGATTACTTTATCCTTTCTATATTTATATTACTCCTGCGTTAAATCCTTGTCAATAGGCAAGGTTGTGGATAAGTCTTTTACAGTGGTGTTTTTGACTATTAAGGCTACCCAAGCGTGGCTTCTTCCTACTCTTTTACCTATCTCTCTTGTAGTAAATCCAGCATTAAAAAGTAAGATTGCTTCAAGTTTCTTTTGGTTTATTTCGTTTAGTTTTGTTCTTTTTGGTTTCATACTTTTATACTAATCTTTTATTTATTGCTTGTCAATACCTTGTACAACATTTCGCACTCTGACCATAATTCTAACTTAATTCTTTTTGTCATAAACTTAATTCTTTAATTTTATCTTGATAATATTTAATCCACTTAATAATGTCTTGTCTTGTGTGGACTTTGCCGTTTTTACTTAACTTGTCTAATTCTTCAACTCTATCCCAACCATATCTTTTAATCATTCGCAAAGTGTATTCAACTTCATTGCCACTAAGGTAAAGATTACATCTGCGACATTGTCGGTGGATATTGTCTGGTTCAAAGAAAGTTAATTTAGTATGTCCGTGCTTCCAGTGTCCTGCCTGACAATTATTTTCTGTTGAGTCGCAAGTAAAACATCTATCTTCTCTTTTTCTGATATACTCGCTACATAGTTTCCAACATTGGTCTTTCAATTGTTTGATTGATTTCCTTTCAAGTTTCATTTAAATTGTTCCAAAATAAATTTCTTTTCGTCTTCGTTTTGTAAATCACTTTCTGATATATGCGTATAAGTTGATATTTTTCTGCTGTGTATTCCATAGGTGCAATTATTGCCGTATTCGTCTGGTTCTTTAAGGCGTCTCCTTGATTTTTTGCTATTAAGAAAATCAATAGGTTCGTTATAAATTCTTACTTCTGGTATTCCACGATAATTATATACTCTTACTCTTTTACCTGTAATATCAACTCCGTTTTCTTTTAACCAATCTAATACTTTTTGTTTTAAGTCTTTCATAGTTTATCCCATTTTACTGGGAGATGGTTAAAGTCTAAATAATAAGCTTAATACTCCGATAACAAACCCTATAAAAACACCGATTAAAAACATTTCTCTATCCATAATAATTTATTTAATAATCTTAATTCTTTGCCCTAATTTATCAGGCAATAATCTTTTTAGTTTTATCCTCAATTATTGCTACTGCTTCTTTTAAAGTTAAATCACAATATTCATCAACCCAATCGCCTATAAAATATAAATTACGAGAACCTTTTATTAAGCCGAAAAGTATAGGGTCTTTCTTCTTCGATTTTTCTTTTTTAGTCAATTCTGTATTCTCTTTTTTAGGGTCGTAATGCATTATTACATAACTATCAAAAACATTATCTTTTTTTAATTTCTCTACTTTCTCAATTAAGTTTTCTGGTAAATGTCTAACAAAGTTTTTGATATTATCTATTTCTATATTTTTACTGGATTTCTTCATTAACTTATCTACTTGTTGTTCAGTTAAATATTCTTTTACGCCATTTACTACTGCTAATGCCTCTTTTTTAACAACTTCAATTTCGTCTTTCATTTTCTCTGCAAGTGCAATTTGTCCAAACTGTTCTGCTTTTTTAATACTAATTAAATATTTATCTACTATACCATCTATAATTTTAACTTCTTTTTTATTTCTTTTGAGAGTGTCAAAGAATACTTCTGGTTCAATTTCTGTAAATTTTGTTTTTACATATAAACCTAACCACTTTACTATCTTTGTTGTTATATTTACTTTTTTAGTATCACTGTTCCAAGTTGGATTAGCTGACATTACTCCCCAATTTGAATTTATAGTGCCACTTCCATTTGAAAACTGACTAGACGAACTTGTTTCTAATTCATTGTATATTTGATTTAGTTTCATATTATTTAATTTAATTATATTAACTTCTTTATCCTCTAAGTATTAATATTATTAGGATATTTTGACAATCTGTCCCAAGTAAATGTATATCTTTTTCCATTCATTTCTCCAAAAATATAAGTATAAATTTCATCTTTTAAGATATAAATTGGTTTTATACCTTTTGGAAGTTCTGGTAGTTTATCGTTTTTTTTAATTTTTCTATATTTCATATTTTAAAATAGTAAATTATATAATCATTCTCCTTTCCATATTCTGGCGGTATAACTTCTTTAATCGTTCCGTCTTCTAAAAAAGGTTTAGCTTCTTCGTCTGTTAGTCTTCTGATATTCTTCTGACTTCTCCAACTTGTAAACCACTCTTTACCTTTCCATTGTCTATCTCTTAATGTTATATATGGTTTTGTTTTCATAGTTTATCCCATTTTACTGGGAGGTTAAATACTTTGTTCGTTTTCTTTTAGTTCTCTAAAGTCTAATACTTCTCCTGTTGCAAAAACTATTTTTACCGCTGATTTATCTTTTTTTAACCAAACACTGTCTAATAAATGGCTTGTAGGAATTAAATCATATTCTGGAAATCTTTTTAATGTCTTAGTTTTTTTAGTTTCTATCTTCATAATAATTTATTTAATAATCTTAAACTTGATAATTTTTAATTTTGTTAATTTCTTTTCGTAGTCTTTTTAATCCTTCCCATTTTGTAGATATATGTATTTTTATCCCATTTTTAGTTTTTGCTGTGTCAAAGTGTAAATCTATATCGTTATTTTTCATTATTAAAGCGTGAAATCTATTCCCGTTTTCTACATATCTGACAAATCCAAAATTATTACCAGTGTCGTTTTTGATATATCCATTTTGTTTTAGCAATAAAACAGGATTAATTTTAGAAGTAAATAACATAATAATTAATCTTAATTCTTTGCCCTAATTTATCAGGCAATAACTTCTTTATCCTCTAAAATAGTATTTCTTGTCTTAATCTTCCCTTTGCTATGTCAACGTATTTCTGACTTATCTCTATTCCTATAAAGTTTCTTTTAAGTTGCTTACAGGCTACTAAATTAACCATTCTTTTTTTCTCAATAATAAGTTTATCTCTTGCAATCTTTTTAAGTTCAAATCGCCAGCCATATTTGTTTTCTTTTTTCTTTCGTTCAAAAGTTTTGTCGCTTCTAAAAGTAATTTTGCCTTCTCCTTTTTCCCGACTAAATATGGTAAGACTTCGGGCAACCAAGTTTCAAGATAACCTACGGTTAAATTGTATCCTTGTGTCCAGCCATCTCGTTTTGACTTTTTACTAATATACCCACCGATTATCTTTTGGATATGTTTTAATAATTCAAGGTTGCAGTTTGAAATCATTAACCTTGCCTTAAAAGAATTTTTCCTGACCGCTAATCCTAAATAACCTTCGCCGTCTATGAAGCCAGCGATATATGCAAATGTTGTTTTCATACTTTAATTATACTCCCTATGGTGCAGTTGTCAACTACCTACAACAATATATCCTGCCGTAGCCGTTGCTTGGCAATCTGGCAATACTTGGGACTAATTTCAATACCGATATAATTACGCTTTAATTGTTTAGCCGCCACACAAGTTGTGCCAGAGCCGAGAAAGGGGTCAAGGATAGTATCGTTTTCGTTGCTGTATGTTTTTATTAAGTATCCCATAAGAGAAGTTGGCTTTTGTGTTGGGTGTTTGGAATTGTGCCTTGCCACATTTGGAAAATACCTTACAGTTGTTGGATTCCTTAATTCTGGCGGTTCTTTCCTAATAACAGAAAATCCTTTGTTATGTTCTGAATTATTTATGTATATTTTACCTTGTCCTGTTCTGTGAGTATTTTTACTTCGTTCTTCTTTTTGCGGATAAAAGTTTATTTTATTTCCAAAAACAGATATTATCTCATGATTTTTCATTGGCATATATTTTGCCGACATCATTCCCGTTGGAATAGACTTGTGCCATATCCAATCATATTTAAACATATCTAAATTACTAATCCTCAATTTGCTACTAAACGGTTCAGTTCCAAAAACTAAAATTGCTCCATTTTCTTTTATTACTCTTTTTGTTTCTTTCCAAAAGTTAGTAAAATTTAATTCATTATCCCACTTACACGCTGTTATCCCATACGGCGGGTCTGTCAGCACAAGGTCTATACTTTTATCAGGGATTTGTTTCATAAATTCCAAACAATCTGCACAGTGGACTTTATTTATTATATCTTTAATTTCTAACATATTTTAAAATAGTAAATTATATAATCATTCTCCTTTCCGAATAGACTGGCTTTAACTTCATATTCTTTCAACTTCTTCTTTTCCTTTAAAGACTTAGGCACTCTGATATTCTTTCCATTAACAATAAATTCATAAACTCCTGCCCTTTGTGCGTGTTCAATAATTCTCTCGTTTATTCCTATTCTCATTCCGTCTTTGTAGTAAAAAGGTTTATGTATTCCAAGATGCCAAAATAGTTGTCCATTTCTTAACTCGTCTGTAATTGGTATGTTGAATACTTTGAAAGATGACATATTATTTGCTTAATAATCTTTTTTCTATTTTTTCTAATCTTTCCATATTTTCATTAAATATATCTTTTTGCATTTTTCGTTCTTTTACTAATTCTTCTCTAAAATAATCAAAATCTTTATTTCCTCTTTTTTGATTGCAGAATATGCAAGATAATACACACTTTCCCGAAAGACTTGTTTTACCATTTTTGGGTTTTATATGGTCTCGGCTTAAATCCTCAATATCAAATTTCTTATGACACCAATAACAAGTATAATTATGTATCTTACAAAGAGTTAAAAGTTTCATATCTAAAATTTATTTTTTGTTTCTTTAATATATGCTTTTAAAATCAAAGGATTTATACAATTCTTCAATTTCTTGCCAGCCGTTTTTTGCCCATTCATAGTTTTTTTCATCTCCTTTCTTTTTAAAATTAAGCATCAATCTGTAATAAAGTTTTTTTGTAAACAGATAGTTTTCTTTTGACATCATTTGAACATTTGATTAACATTTATTTCATCGTTTGCCATATCTTTTTGTTGCTCTCTCTGCGTTGGGATTTTACCGTCTTCCCTTTCGTAAATATATTTTCCTTTTACATATCTTGTATTTATTGATGCGACTGTTCCGGTATACCGATTTTTAGCAACGAATATCTTTGAAAAAGGAGTATATTCAATTCCATCTGCTCTAATTAAATCTTTACTCTTTTGTGATTTAACTCTCCAAACTGCGATTACATAATCTGACTCTTGTGCCACAAATGAGCTATCTCTTATGTTATCTAATCCGACACTTCCATCTTCTCTACTTTTTCCAGTGTGAGCTAAGATGAATATAGTTATATTATACTTCTTTGCTATTATTTTTAAATTACGCATTATGTCCCCGATTACAAGACTTGCATTTACTTTACTACTTAAATCAAACAAATAATGTAAGTGGTCTATAAACACACATTCAATACCAAACTTTACAATTCCCTCAACAATTTTCCTTTCAATCCAAGTAATATTTCTTTCAGTTAAAACTTTTGGCAAGTATCCGTCTGGGAGTTCTTCAAATTTCATTAAAAAGTTATTTACTGGCATTTCGTAAGAAAACCAAAGACTCTTTATTTTATTGTCAGAAAATTCCATTGTAAGAAATTGAGCAAAAGAAGTTTTACCTTGTCCTGTTTCTCCTGTAATGGTTATTAAATCTCCTTTATGAAATCCGTTTGTAATATCGTCTAATTCTACTAAGCCAGAAGAGAAACCTTTTTTATTTACATCTTTGTTATTTTTCTTCCAGTCTTGAAAACTAATAATCTGGTCTTCACCTTTGTATTCTCTTAAAGATTGTTTGAATTGCCATTCTTGTTCCGAGGCATCACACTCTTTCTCTATTGCCTCAAATTCTTCTTCTAATTCCTCTATTGATTTATTTTCCATATAATTTGCTTATTTTATTTGGATTATGGTCTAACCTTTTTAAAAATCCCTGTTCGTCTACAATACACCTGTCATTTATCCTCTTTATCGGTTGCAGGCGGGGCAGGCGGGGTTTCGTTTCGTTCGTCGTTCTTTTAAAAGAAAAATTTTCTTTCTTTTGTATATTATCTTTTGTAGTATCTATTGTGGTTACCTCGTTAGGTAATAGTTTATTACCTCGTTTGGTAATACCCATTACCTCGTTTGGTAATACCTCGTTAGGTAATAGTTTATCCCATTGTTCGTAGTTCTTATTAAATTTTAATTTTCCTTTGTTTTTAATTACTATGTTTCTTTTTATAAGTTTAGTTATAGTCCTTGAAATGTGCTGTGGTAAAATTCCTGTCATTTTTGATAATTGAGATAATGCAATCCAATCTTCTTTTTTATGCCAGCCGTAAGTCTTTTCAAAAATACAAAATATAATTCTTATTTCATAACTTGTCCAATATGTTTTTTGCATAGCTTGGATAATTTCAGTAGCAATCGGTATAAATCCATTTTCTTTTTGCGGTGAAGCCATATCATTCTTCTACTTCAACTTTTATTAGTTTATAAAATCCGTTTATTTCTTGCCAAATATATTTTATTTTCATAGTTTTTATCAACAAAAAACACCCGACTGTTTGGGACAGGGTGTTTTTCTAAAATAATGTTTCCATTACTCTGAATTCAGAAAAATTGAAATTTAACTTAATGTGTCCCAAACATTACATTAAGCATAATCTAAAATTTATCGCTTGTCAATAGGTAGTCTGGAAATCAAGTTCCTCTTGCTACTCTACTTACATTATAATTCTATCAAGAACCTTTGTCCATAGCCAGTTTTCCACAGGTCTATTTATCCCAAAAGTCTAATGCCTCTCTAACTAAATATGCTTGAAAATATGCAAAGGCTTCATCACTTCCGTCATTATGTTCTATACCTACTTTTGAAAAAATAAACCAGACTGCGTGTTCTATTTCGTGGACTAATGTGTCTAAATTAAATCCTATTTTTGTTTTATACTTTTTTAATCTAATAATAACTTGTCCTCCAATTAGTTGAGTAGTTTTTCCATTACCTGATAAAAACATTGCCTCTTTTTCTTTTTCAGAAAGTTTATAACTCTTTTTATTTTCAATATAACTAAAAACTTTCTTGTCATCAGCCGTTGTTATTAAAACATCAAAAGGATAAACTGTTCCTTCAATAAGTAAAAATTCTTTTTTCATAAAATTCTCTCTTCCTACCTTTTTAAAATAGTTGTTGCTCACTGGAAGAATAAATCTTTTAAACCAAGTGAAGTATAAACAGGTAGGAGGGCAAAATTCTATTTAGTTTGATACTGATAAGGTTCTTCGCACCAATCCCGACAGGACTTGCACGTTTCTTGCATCTCTGCGGTATTCACTTCTAAACTGCGTAAATCTATACCAGTGCTTTCTTCTATAATACGATGAGTTTTACACTCTTTACAAATTGTTTCTGTTTTCATTGTTTATTTTTTTAAATTTGATAATCTTAATTTAATAGATTTTACTATTTCATTTTGTATAAAAACTTGTTTTCTTAAATTTCCATCTAATTCCATTATTTCTTTTTCTTCCCATTCAGGATAACGTAAGAATTTCTTATATTTTTTATATAAATGTTCTTTAATGTATTCTTTTTTTTCTTTAAAACTTTTAAAAACAATATCTCCTGCTATACAATTACATTCGTGGCAAGAAGGAACAATTACTTCTTTTGGTACTTCAATCTCAAAACCACAGGCTCTCATTTCCAAAGTATATTCTATCCAAGATAATGGAGTAACGTGTTCTTTATCAGTGGATAAAGCTCCACAATAAACACAAGGTTCTCCTTCTTTTGGGTTAAGGCTGTGCATTAACCTTTTTAAATCCTCTAAATTATCTTTCATAGTATCAATTTATCGCTAAAACAGGTGATTTAAGCAAAAAAAACATAAAAAACGTAATACAGCACTTTTCAACATCAAACCGCTTAAATCGCCTGTTTTAAAAATTTAATAATTTAACACAAGTCCAATGTGATTCATAGCCATTCTTCATACTCCATACAAACATAGAAATCTGGTCTTTAATTGAATAAATATCTAAGTCTGTTCCTCTAATCTCGTTTAACCATTTCCAAGTTGTAGGTTTAAATTGTCCGATACCAATCTCTCCTGCTTTTCCTCTGGCAGAATTCTTTAATCCGGACTCGCAATTTAAAACATCAATGAGTAATCCATAATTACCCCAATTCTCTCTTTTAGCAATAAATGTTATAGCCTGTTTAATCTGGTCTATTGTTGAGCTATCTGATAAGACATCAAACTGATTTCCTTTCATTTGCACTGCTTTATCTTCATTGCTAAACACATTATGCGGGATTGTAACTCCGATTAGGACGCTTATCGCTACTAAGCCCCAGCAAATTACTATCCCCTTTATTTTTTTGACATAGCTCTACCCATAGCTCTACCAGCTGAAATTGTAACAGAATATCCTAAAAATCCAATTATCAGAGCAGCTAATTCTTTATAATCTGTAAATACAAAATATCCTAAGTAATATGCAAAAAATGATAGCACTATTTTAAGGAAATTCGTTGTGAATATATAATTTTTAAAAAATTCGTTGATTGTCATATTTTTAATAATTCTTTAATTTTATTTTTTAAGTTTTCTATAATTGAAAGTAGCGAGGTGTAATAACTGTTAGAAGCATCTACTAAAACATAGGCATTAGAAACAAACCCTTTCTCTACATATTCATAAGGCAAATATCCACTTCCATTATCTCTCCATTCTTTGCCCCAGCTGTTTTTAAATTTAAACTTCTTTGTTGTGTCATCATAACCTGTTAAAAACACACAATGCCCCCAATCATTCGATTTTGGCAACTGAATATCTGCTGTCTGCCAGCCTGCATTATCTCCTGTGCAAGCCACGCAACAACCATTACCCTCATAAATAGCACGTTTAATGTTAGCTACTGTAGAAGACATCGTAAAATAACTCTTAGCTAAAAATGTCATTCCATTGTCTTGTTCTGAGGAAGTAATATCATCTCTTGTTCGCATAAACTTTTCAGATGGCTCTGCTCCATTTTCATAGCTTGTGGCATCTTTTTCAATTACACAACCTTGATTTTTAATCTTTTTACAAGCATCTACTAAATATGCTCCACCTCCTGATAAGAAAATCTTTGAGTAATTATCTCTTGCCGAAAGTTCTACATTGTTACCAGTTTCAATTTTATTTAAAACTTCTAAGTAATAAGCAAAACCCTGTCCAACACAACTACTACTTGCTCCCTGGTCTTTTTGAGAACTAAGTTTATCTTCAACAGAATACGAAGTCGGCAAAACGGTTGCCTTAACTGGCATTACTTCAAGTCTATAATCTGTTATTGATGGTTCTTTGATAAGGCAACCTTTACCTTTTTCTAAAATGTTTACCATAAATTTGTTGCATAAAACAACGCTATAACTACTATTATGCTAAAAAGTAGAATAATAAAGTTTAATGTTGTCATTTACAATTATATTTTTTTAATGTTCCGTATCTTTTAATGCCTAAATAACATTTTAAACAAACAGTGTTGTTTTTATTTGTTTGTTTAAAATCTTTTTTGCAGTGTTTACACTTTTGTATTACTTGCATAGGTTTACGGTTTTATTATCTGGGGACGCCCTGCAAACTATTTTGCTTTTCAGCCTTTGGGTTAAAGTCCCCAGATAGTCTAATCCCCTTGCGGGGTGAGCCGTATTAGGTACTCGTTTCGTGCGTAGGCACTCTCACCTAGTCCAATAGACAGGATTTCGGCAACCAGATATTAGTTATTACTGGAAATTAAATCTTTTAAGATTTTAATTGATTTTTTACCTTGTAGATAAACACCTACTTTTCCTTTTTTACGTTTATCATCTGTCCAAAAAAACTCTAAACCACCTGAGATATTAGATATTCCTAGATATCCGCAAGTCTTCTTTCCTCCTAAGCATTCGCATTTAAAGTATTTTGTTTGCATAGTTTCGATTAATTATGCCTAATTTGTTAGTAATCTTGCATAGTTTCAGTTACCGAGTAATCCTCGATAGTTCAATTGTATCCGAAAGGGCGGTGGCAAGTCGTGACAAATTGTCACGGTTTGGTCGCCCTATAATTTAGGAATCTTTTGGCAGATAAGTTGCCGTGATTTTCAGCAACATTTCATTGTCGTCTGCAATTTCTTTAAATCTTTCTAAATGCTTAATAGCAAAATAGAAATTTTCAGGTGTATCGCAGACAAATGTGTCGGCTTTCACTTCGGTGGTATCAAGAGTATTTTGCATATCTCACCTCCTTTTATTTCTTTGTGTTCGGCTATCCTCTTCAAAACCTCAATGGCTTCAAATATGGATAGATTTCCAAATAAAGCGTGCCAGTGCTCGTGATGGCGTTCCCAATCAAGGGTAATAGTTTGTTTGTTTCTCTTACGGCTAAAACGAGAAACAGGAAACAAATGGTGTTTTGTCATAAAACGTTTTCTTGCCATTTTAGATTCCTTTATGTTAGTGGACAAGATAGTAAAGCATAGCGTTTATAAGGAATTGTTCCATATCCCGAAGAATACGGGTCACCAGCTACGACTACTTAAAGGACTTTCACCTCTGTAAATCTCGGTATTAATATATCCTGGATTTTCGGTGGCATTTCCCCACCACAGTTAATACCAAAGCCAAATTCTTTGTTGGCACTTAGCTATACAGATTAGTTGAACAGGGCTGTTTAAAGATGAGCGACATCTCGCCCCCCATTTCTGGTTTTCAACTTACTTTGCTTCACTATTCTATCCACTAACTTATTTTAAATGTGCTAATCCTCTTGAAAATTCACGTTTCTGTCTGATAATCTTTCATCTACATATCCAATCTTTAAATCTTCACAAAGTTTTTTAAAATCTTTTTCAATTCCTTGATATTCAATCACAATATCAGTCCATTGGTCTGATTTATCTTTGTAATCCATATCAATTACGTGAGCAAATCCTATCTTATCATTTCCCCATCTGTCTTTATAAAGCAATCCAACATAAGTTGGGTAAGAGCCAACATCTTCTCCTTCCATATAAGGATTACTTCTTTTTTGAAAAAAATCTTCTTCAAAAATAATCTTATCTTCTTTTCTATATATTTTCATACATCTTAATTATACAACGTCCAGTCAACTCGTCAAGTGTTTACGCATATCTTGAACCCTTTGTTTTTGGCGGGTTCTTTGTCTGGGGTTTTAATTTTATCTTTAACTTTCCGTTAATATATTTTTGTTTTAAAGTTTGCGGTTTTAATTTAATTTTCATTGTGATATATCGGCATTATCAAGCCGTGTTTTAATATTATTTACTGCCTCTAAAAGCGTAGCTAAAGAAGTATTAATTGAATTTATCCCCACAGTAGTTGTATCAATACTTGCTTCAAGCTTTTGTATTCTTGTATCTTGATAGTCTACTTGTGAAGATAATTTTGTTATCCAAATAACTCCAGTAATTACTCCACTGATTACTGCAATTACTAATCCCAGTGGTATCAAAGTATCTTTATCAATATGTATGATTGCTCTTTTTTCGTCCATTTTATGCGTCATCATCTTCATCTCCGTCTTGGTCTATGATGTCCTCAATAATACCGTCGGAGATTAAAGTTCCTAATGTTTTTAAATATGTATATGCTTCTGATATCGTAGAAAATAGTTGGTCTGTTCCGAAGTTTCTGACTTCTTGTAAAAAACCACAAGTTTCTCCCTCTTTTGCTCTCTCTCTTAATTCGTCATCTAACCAATATTCTACTACAATAGAAGTTTCTCCGACCCAACCACTAACATTTATTAGTGGTCTGTTTAAAACTTCTTTTATTCTTAAATACTCTCCTGTTACTCCGTTATTTAATAATTTGCTTACTTTTAATGCCATAGTTTTTTATTTAATTATATAATAATGTCTCTGGTAAGAACTCCTCCAACATAATGAGTAAAATATAAATGGCTATCGGTTGTATCCCCAGCATATTCCAATACTCCTTCTTCTAATATAGTCAATAAATTAGCAACTGTCTGCCTCGTAAACTTCAACGGAGCTGTTCCTGCGGTGGCGGTTCCTGCTTTAAGATGCAATACTGCTGTTGGTGAAGTTGTCCCAATACCCACTCTTCCATTCGTCGTATCTACATTCAAAACCGAGGTAGTGCCATTTGCTTTTCTAATTTGCAAAGCAGTTGTTGAATCTGTTGACGGAAAAATAGCCGAAGTCTTAACATAGCCGAAAGTTCCCGTTCCTGTTGTAGTTAAATTTTGTGAACCCAAGTCAACTGCCGAGGTGGCTCCGGTGTAGGGCACATAGCCCGACAAACTGATTGAGTTCCAGCCAAGGGTGCCTGTGGAGCTGTAGCCAAGGAATTGGTTTGCCGAGCCAGCGGTGGTTGGCAGAGTGTAAAGCGTTGTTCCTGCTGCTGCAATTGATAAAGCTCCGTCAACTGTCACCGAATCGGCTGCCACTTGGAAGTCTGGGACGGTGATGCCCGTGCCAAAACCAACGTTAAACGAGTTGGCGGTGGAAACCGTAAGTCCGCTACCAAAGACTAACACGTTGTCGTTGGTTGTGGCATTAACATCTTGACCCATGGCTACCGAACCCGTGCCTATGGCCGAGAGTGTGTTGCCCGAGGAAGCATATCCCATGGCAATAGAACCGTAGGTTGTTGATGTTCCCCAGCCCGAGCCTGTGGAGACTGCGATGCCTGCGGACGGGTAGACCATGGAGT